TATTGTAGATGGTCCTCATACAGAAGCGGTATCTAAAGTACTAACTATGACATCAGAATTAGAAGTTGTACTCACTTCACCTGAAGCCAACATAGCTGCTGATAACTTATCTGTATTTGGTGATACAGGTACAATAGGTGGTGAGAATATTATTGCTTATGTAAAAAATATCTATGGAGTGTCTGGAGACTTTAGTGCTAGATTTAAAGCGCCTGTGTTTGAAGGTGATCTAGATGGTAATGCACTCACTGCAACCACAGCTGGCACATCACTGCATCAATCTTATCCAGATGGTACTGCTGCTCCATCTACATATACACCTAGTGTTGGTACTAATCCAAACTATACTGTAGACGATACAGAGATAGATGATACAGCAACAGCTCTGCCTACAGCTACTCTTTTAACTGATTATAGAACAAAGAGTGCAAAAGGTGTTAAAGTTGTTAAAGTAGATCCAAATGATATACAAAAGAACAATATTGACTTATCTAAAAAGACGGCTGGAGTGACTAACAGAGAGTTAACAATCGCAGAAATTAGACGGAAGATGAGAGATCCAGCTCACAGAGATAATACTGAGTTTACTGCTCTTATGGTTTCTCAAGAAAAACTTTCACCAGAGTTTGCAAACAGTTCACCTCCTAATGTAGAAACAGTAGAAGACACCAGCTCTATTATTGTACAAGGACAGACTGTATTAGGTAATCCATCTCCTACCTTAACATCTAAGAGGATTATTGTATAATGGCTAATAATTATTTACCTGATCTTAGATTTCTCCCAGAAGGATTAACAAGAGTACATTCTGGTACTCCTCTTAATGATGGTATCACAGTAGGTAACTTTTTAAAGGGTACTACCCTAGATCACATACCTGAGGTGTCTGATAGAATACAGATAGCTCGTAACCTTTTACCTCAAGCTCAAATATTAAAAGCCATTGGAGAAAATACAAAGCGTTTTTCTAATCATAAGCTTGTTGTAATAGAAGGTTTATATAAAGCAGACCCTGAAGAGCAGATGACTGAAGCAGATACTAATACTAATTTCTTAGCCACTACTGGTAGATCAGTTGTATATGAGTTAAGACGAAATGATAAGACTGATAATGAAAAGACATTTGAGCTTGCAAGATATCTACAAGTGTATCATAAGATATATGATAGGCTAATTTTAGACTATGATACTTACAATGAAGGTGAATTAAACGTTCAGATTATTATTGAAATGCCTGTTATACCTTCTAACTATAATGTGAGGTTTAAAGGTGCAAGTGAGACTAGATTTAATAATAATGTACAAGCTGTAGGTCAGTTAGTAGAAATAACTGAGATACCTAGCACCACAGTAGACTTTCCTGCTAATACCCCAGATGAGGTTGCTGGATATTTCACTATTGGTGATGTTCATTCAAGACAGCTTAAAATATTTGGTGGTAATCCATGGCAGTCATATGCTTTAGGTAGTAGAACGTCAAGAGATGAGACTATTATTAACAACATTAAGAAAATTAAATCTGGTGAAGTTGTAGTTATATCAGCTGGTATCAATGATGCTCTAAACTCAAACGATACTCCAGAACAGATCGGTGCTAGAGTTAAAAAGATTGTTAATACTTCCTATAAACTAAGTCACGTTATAACCTTCTTACTGTTTAGAATAACAGATAGGACAACTACTACAAGACAAGTAGCAATAAGGCAAGCTATAGTTAGTGAACTGAGTGAACTTAATAATATTAGAATTGTTGATCTTAATGATCCCCAATACTCATTTGCATCTGATGGAGTGTCATTAAGTAAAGAGTCTTACATATCAATCTCAAACATCTTAATTTAACTTATAAATAACAGAAATTATTGGAAGACAAATGGCTATAAGAAGAGTTTTATCTACAGAAGATGGTAATCTTCAGAAGAGTACGCTGATATCCTCGCGTGCCGTAGACTATTTGGATATTGATTTAACCTTTGCAAAAAGACCGTCAGGTGATATCTATAAGAAAAGAGACGCAGCGGCTGTTAAGCAATCAATAAAGAATCTTCTTCTTACAGACTTCTATGAAAAACCTTTTCAACCTTTCTTTGGTGGTAATCTTAGAGCTATGTTATTTGAATTAGCTGATGAAGATACAGAAGATGAAGTAGAAGAGAATATTAGAAACGCTATAAACAAGTATGAGCCAAGAGCTGAAATACTTACCATAACTGTTAATGTTCTTCCAGATCAAAATGATATGAGAGTATCAGTATACTTTAAAATTATTAGTACACAAGAAACAGTAACATTCACTACGAACCTATCGAGGCTAAGATAATGGCAACTACAATTAAGTCAACTAACCTAGACTTTACGTCGATTAAAAATAACTTGAAGACATTCTTAGCTCAACAAGATGAGTTTGCTGACTATAACTTCGAAGCATCTGGACTATCTAATATACTAGATGTACTAGCCTATAACACTCACTACAATGGACTTATCGCTAACTTCGCTTTGAACGAGTCATTCCTTGGGACTGCGCAGCTGAGAAGCTCTCTCGTGTCGTTAGCCGAAGGTATTGGTTATATTCCAAAATCAAGAACAGCATCTAGAGCAACAGTTAACTTTTCAGTAGACCTTAGCGGGCTTGCAGAAAGACCTTCTACTGTATCTTTAGCTCCTGGAGTTGCATTTGAGAGTTCTATTGATGATATTACATATAACTTTTCAACAAGAGAAACAGTAACTGCAACGGATGATGGTTCCGGTATATATCAATTTAAAAATATTTCAGGTTCTGCTTCTATAGAAATATTTGAAGGGGTACAGAAAACAAAAACATTTATTGCTGATGCTATATCTCAAGATGCGTTATATATTATACCTGATAAAAATATGGACATTGATACTGCTATAATTAGAGTATATGAATCACCTACATCAGTAGCATTTACTACATATCAAAATATTAAGAAAGCAACTCTTATAAACGCTCAAACAGCTCTTTATATTTTAAAAGAGTCTCCTAATGAGTTCTTTGAATTATCATTTGGAGACGGAGTTACCTTTGGTATTACTCCAAAAGCTGGGTACAAAATAGAAGTTGATTATCTTTCTGTATCCGGTCCAATAGCTAATGACGGTGCTTTATTTACTCCTATATCTCAAGTTAATGTTGGAGGTACAGGCTATACTATAACAGCTCAGACAGTTACTAACTCCCTTGGTGGTGATGTAAAAGAATCAGAGCAATCCATTAGAACAAATGCTCCATTCCAATATGCTACACAAAACAGAATGGTTACTGCAGATGACTACTCATCATTAGTGTTAAGAAACTTTTCTACTCTTATCAAAGATATTAAATCATTTGGAGGAGAGAATGCACTTAAACCTGAGTTTGGTGCTGTGTATATGTCTATTGTCTTTGAAGATGATGTTACAGATGCTACTAAGACATCAACTAAGAATAGTATACAAGATCTAGTGGATCAATTAGCTGTTGTATCTTTTAAGTTAAGATATTTAGATCCAGTAACTACTTTTATAGAAACAAATACATTCTTCCAGTTTAATCCTAAACTTACTACATTATCATTAAACAGTATTACAGACTCTGTTAATACAGTAATAAGAGAATATTTCAGTATTAATACAGGTAAGTTTAGTCAAGCGTTTAGACGCTCTAATATTCTATCATTAATTGATGATGTATCTCCAGCTGTGCTTTCTTCTCGAATGGAAGTAAAAATGCAGCAACGAATCATACCTCGTTTAGATGCTCAGAATGATTTTGATTTAAGATTCCCTACTTCTATTCAAGCTGCAGATGATAAAGATTTTATTATAGATAGTTCTGCTTTTAATGTTAATAATAAGTCAGCTAAAATAAGAAATAAGCTAAACAGTAATAAACTACAAGTTGTTACACTTGATGGTGATACAGTTATTGTAGATAATGTAGGAAGCTTTGATCCTGCTAGTGGTGTTGTATCCTTAGTTGGGTTAAGACCTTCTAGTATCATAGGTGGTGTAAACTATATCAAAATAAAAGCAGTTC